CGGCGACGGTAACTGGCAGTGGTATGCATATCTAGGCGGGGTCTGGACACTGGTAGCACAACAAAATGGTAGCGTGCAGGTACTGCCTACGGTATATCGATGGGCGGAAACCACCGGCGGTTTTGATGGATCACCATTTGATGGTGCCGGAACATCGTTGATATTCAATCCTTCGCCAAGTTTTGATGATAATGCGTCAACCGCTTTTGCAAATATAATTGATGGCATATACTACGCAATATACCCAGGTCCAAACTCAATAGAATTAAACACCCTATTCTTTGCAATGACCAATTTCGTCGTTGCGGAGCAATTGCAAGTTGACTGGATATTCAAGACCAGCAACATGGTCTTTACCGGATTTAATCAGCAGTTGCTGCCAACTCCCATACTTGCAGTGGATAACACAGAAAGCATTCTAGGATACATCAACGAAGCGAAGCCTTATCACGCCCAAATAGAAGCGTACATAAATGGCTATAGCGCCAACGATACTGGTAATGTAGCAGTTGTAGACTTTGATGTACCGTTTAGCTATCTCACGGCTAACACGCCGAACGTTGCTATATCTCCAGGAAATATCAGCGTTACCTCGTCTAATTTAGAGGGGCTTGAATATTATGAAACATACCAAGCATGGTACAACAACTATGTTCCAGCACAATATCTAAATGAACAGCAGTATATCGATCCTTCCTTGATACGAAATCTGTCTACCAAGATAGTATTTGACAGAATCAGCACACCGGCGCTGGTACCCGGCTGGGACGGATCGTGGCCGATAGTTGAATGGCCAAGCGAAAGCATTGGTCAAAACTTCGGTGCGCTGAGCAGAATAGACGAGAGTTATTCACCAACTCCTAGTATGATACCAAACATCATAAGCAACCTCATGCAAGGCGTGGTATACAAAGGACAGACCATTGGCAATCTTGGATTCAAGGCCGATCCGGGCTGGGATGCCGGTCCGTGGGGAGGTTTGCTCGGTTGGGATGCTAACGCCGATATCGTAAATCAATATCTTGATCAAATAATACAAGGAGGCCAAATACCAAACTACGATGTAGCAATCGGCAACGGAACAACGGTTTCCTTTCCATTATTAGGTGGAGCACAGAATCCAAACAGCTTGGTAGTGTGGTCAGACGGAAGCCTCAGGCTTTATGGAGTAGATTGGTACGTTCCGACATTTGCCACCAATGCTTATGTGGTAAACGGAGGTTCAGGATACTCAGTTGGCGATCAGATCAACATAGTTGGCGGCAGCAATCTTGTACCGGTCAGGCTCCAGGTTACGGCGGTAATCGACAGCAGCATTACCGCCGTACAGATACTTGGCAAAGGATCGTACTCAGTGGTGACCCCCGGTCCGTATAGCACGGCATATCCCGTGGCATATCCAGGGTTCGGTGCCAATGCAACAATAGTTATAGATTGGGATTGCAGCAATATACAATTCCTTGTTCCTCCTGCCAGCAGCGCAATACCAAACATTTATATTCTTTACGTTGGTACAACCTTTGGCGAAGCTGCTTCTAATGCAAGTGACACGATTTACGATGGTTATGAGTTTGTGCAACCTTATGTGGATGACAACCATCCGGAAGAGCTATTTCCTATGTTGCCTAGAGATTGCTTGACCATGGACACGTATTCGGTGGAAATCAGCAGCAGGCCTTTGGTATCAAATCGAGCATATCTAACCGACGGAGTGACGGATCAATACGATCTGGTAATAACACCGCAGAGCGATCAAGCGGTAATGGCATATTTGAACGGAACGCCTCTCAAGATAGGTGTGACTGGAGACGTGGTGATCAACTATGACACAAACAGAATGGTGTTTATTACAACACCTACAGCAGGGCAGATATTGTATGTAACATGCATTGGATTTGGCGGCGGCGGCCGCTCAGTGTCCAATGCATATGTGGTTTCAGGCGGCAACGGATATGCAGTGGGTGATACGATAACCTTGTCGGCTGATATAGCCTATCCGCCAAACGTGCCACCAGCAGTTGTGCAAGTCACCAAGGTTGGTGCATCAAACAGCGTCGTAAGCACCAGTGTGGTCAACGCAGGACTTTATCCACGATTGCCAGAGCAACCGGTTGCACAATCTGCCACCAGCGGTCGCGGTCAAAATGCCATGTTCAATCTGGCATGGACAGACGACTTTAATCTGTACAATTACATTGGCGATGGTGTAACGGTTGACTATGTGATACCCGGAGTAAATCCCACCGTTAACGGTGTCATGGTCAATGTTGACGGTATCATAGTTCCGTATACATGGCTATCCAACGGGGTTAGATTGGATTCTGCGCCTGACTACGGAGCAACAATCATTATTGCAAAATTTGCAAACAACAACTTCTCAATTGTAAAAGAAACGGTGATCGACATAACAAATCAAAGTATGTTGACATATGACATTGTTGCACCTGGCAGCACCCAACCTGTTTATGTGTCCACATTGGTGCGTAAGAATGGGTTGTTGATGTCTCCTCCCATAATGCAGGGCTGGACCGGCAACGGGTACAGTGTTAGCTTTATCATAAATGTGGACACTGCGTCCGCAGTGTCGCTACAGGTTTATTTGGATGACACATTACAGTCACCTTCAAACTATACCATCACAAATGGCATACTATTGTTTGCAGCCCCACCGATTGATAATGCCATTATCACATTGGTGTGCATCAAATCTAACACAGACTACACCATATCTGGCAACACCATCACATTCCTAAACGGTTCGATAATTAATGGCGATACGATTATAGTTACCACTTATACGCAGGACATAGACTATAATTTCCATTCCGATGAATTCAATGCAAACAGCAGCGAATTTTATAAATTGTCAAGCAATCCTTACGATCTTGGTACGATACAGGTTTGGTATAATAACATGTTGCAGGTTCCTCAACGCAATTACACATTGGAAACCGTACCAGCCGAAGATGGATGGGGTGCCGGAGGCTGGGATACGTACTACTGGGATGTCAGTTCACCTGCAGGTGTAGCCGTTATAATACCAAATCAAACTGGATGGACAACATCGACTCCTGTGGTCATCAGTTACATGACAGGACTGCCGAATGCTCCTGCCATAGCATGGCGTACAACCACTGGTTGGGATGCAACATTGTCAACTGCTCTCGGAGAGAGCAGCCAGACATTCCTGTTGAGCAATGTTTACACGTACAGCACCACCATACTGGTTGCGGATGCCACAGCATTGAGTAGTCCGCAATTGGGATCCCCGGGACTGGTTTATATCAACGACGAACTCATCAGCTTCACGGAGGTACAAATCGCACCAACCAATGAATATCCAAATCGTGCATACCTAGCGGGTATTGCCCGAAACAGGCTTGGAACATCCGGAGCTCCGCAGACATTGTATAATACCCTGTATTATAATGGCAACGGATCTGCAACTATCTTTGCAACCGAGGGCGCAGCTCAGGCCATTTCCACCACGGTGTTTGTCAACAGTCAACTCCAGGTACAAAACGTGGATTATATATTCGTAACCAATCCTCGGGGTCATCCTGCAGGACACTACGTGGAGTTTATAAAAAAGGCTCCTCCAACCGGTGTAAACAATGTTCAGATAATAGCGCTCAATCAAATTGGCTATGACACAATGCTAAGCCATAGGATATTGTCAAACGTAATTGACGCAGGGAGCAAGGTGCAAATACCCAATGGCTATTCGTGGGTACCCACTCCAAATGGACTTCAATATAGCAATTCTAGCCTTGGATTATTCCTTTTAGAGCATCCTGCAGGTGGATAAATAGATGATGGCAAATACCCCTTCAAAAGAAACGTCTGAAAAGACCAAAGACGAAGACCTAGGAATAATGATCTATGGTAACGTTAAAATACGAGATCTAGACACGGGCAAAATTCTAGTTAACCAGCGAGCATGATGAGAAAAACCACATGGATGAATTTTTACGCAAATCAATTACTGGGCATGTTCTAATACGCGACAAAGCTTCGGGAGAGGTGTTGGTTGACAAGATGAATGCGATTAATTATGAGGGTGGCATATGCCAAGTATCTATATAACTATTAATCATTTTAATAAAGATCTTGGAATATTGCCATATCAATATATAGGAAGTGATCAAAACGATAATACAATGTATCTTGGATCAAGTAAAAATCTTAAATCTGATATAAATCGTATCGGGTATGATCATTTTACTAAGGAAACTATTGAGTGGTTTAAAGAAATTGACAATAAAAAATTAAGGTGTATAGAAGCAGAATATTTAAAAAAATTCAATGTGAAACACGATGAAACTTATTATAATTTGACAGATATTTATGCTCCTGCCGGCGGAAAAAAAGGCATGAAGCACAAAAAAAAGAAAATTGTTTCACAAAAATGGATAGATTCTAGAACAGGTAGATTACAATCACCTGAAACAAAAGAAAAAATGAGCAAGGCTAAAAAAGGTAAAAAACTAGAAGATATACACGGCGTTGAAAATTCTCGAAAAATACGGCAAAAACATCGCGAAGGCATGTCTGGATCAAAAAATCATAACGCATTGGTATGGAATATAACATATCCCGATGGTACAATTGTAGTAACTAAGTCGCTCAGGTCTTATTGCAGAGAAAACGGTTTATCCTTTGGCAAATTATATAATTCTAATGGTGGGTTCATTACCGTTAAATATGGAAATGGCAAGGGCGGAAGGGTTAAAAATGTTTGAAGATGGATTAAAAAATCGCATACAAGGCTATATAAAAATTAGAGATATCACTAATCCTAATGATCCATTATTATTAGTTTCTAAAAAAAATAGCATAAATTACGAAAACTTTTCTATATCTCTAGCACAAACCATTGCCAATCGTCCCGATGGGTGGATACAGAACATGTGCTTTGGCAATGGGGCTGCAACGGTAAGCGGTACGGGTACCATAACATATCTACCACCAAACGTGGTTGGCACATCGGCGCAGTTATACAATGAAACATATTTCCAGTGTGTGGACGATTTAAGTCCGTTGAACCCTAATCCTAGCCAAAACTACATGACAACCGCACATGTATCAGGTACCACTTATAGCGACGTGATCGTTACATGTACCTTGGGTCTGGGACAGCCTGCCGGACAGGAGGCATTTGACAATACCACAAACATAACCGGAACATATGTCTTTAACGAATTGGGCTTAAAAGCCTACAACGCAACTGATGCAGCAACTGGTACTGATGCAAACGGACTGTTGCTGACACATGTGGTGTTTAGTCCTGTTCAAAAAAGCCTTAACAGGCAAATTGAGATTGTCTACACCATCAGAATACAGACGGTGTAAATATGGATAAATACAGCATCATAAACAAGGGTATCGCCAATGGCCACTAATATTTTCAACTACAATGGTACGCTAGCTACCACCATAGCCGACGGAGCACTTGACACTTCAACATCGATTGCCATGCCTGGCAGGGGATATCTTAACTACGGAGAATCCGTCAACCAAGATATGCTGTGGATAATGCAGAACTTCTCCAATACCAGTGCACCTCAAGCACCGGTTATTGGACAGCTTTGGTATAACCCTTCTCTACAACTGCTTAAAGTCTATAATGGCACGGCATGGATAGTACTGAATACAGTCATCTATCCTTCGCCGCCAGGTGCAGGTGCACAAGAAGGTGCACTTTGGTATGATAGTACAAATCTGCAATTAAAGGTATGGGATGGTACCAATTGGGATATAGTCGGTCCTCTAGCCAGCCAAATCAATACCGATCCAATAAACCCGTCAATTCCGTCAGCAAGTGCGTTGCAGGCCGCAAGAATAACTGATACTTCTTCGACCAATCACGACGTTTGGGAAATCATATTAGGTGGAGTATTATTGGCTATTTTCAGTGCGGATGCTCAATTTACAACTACCGTACCCGGATTTACCACGATTTATCCAGGTCTTAATTTTAGCACAGCAGTTGCTAATTCGGGCACTAATTCCTCCATAGATTTCACCAATAATAAAAACAATCTGCCTGTAGCTGATAATCTCTACAACATGGGCAGTGCATCGTTTAGATTTGCCAACATGTATGCGGTGAACTTTATAGGACAGGCATCATCGGCGCTATATGCTGACGTTGCAGAAAGATACCATGCTGATGAGGAGCTTGTCCCGGGTACTGTTGTATGTTTGGGCGGAGAGGCCGAGATAACCGCAACAACCTTGCAAGGCACGGATGATGTATTTGGCGTGGTTTCAACGAACCCAGCATATTTGATGAATTCAGATGCAGGTAATGATGCAACACATCCAGCGGTTGCCATGACCGGCCGTGTGCCTTGTCGTGTGGTTGGCCCTGTGAAAAAAGGGCAGCGATTGATGGCTAGCTCGGTTAAAGGCTGTGCCTGTGCATATGAGCCAAGTTTTGGCTTACTGGCAATACTCGGAAGATCACTTGTGAACAAAGATTCGTCAGGCATTGATACAATTGAAATAGTGATAGGCAAGAACTAATATGACGTATGCCGTTGGCCAACCTATAGCAGCGGCTGACTACATGGGATTCCGTGGAGCAGAAGCACCTAATACAGCGTACCCAGGCAGTACCGCAGCAACAAATGCTATAGCAGCACTCGTTGGCGTTGGCTACGGATCAAGAGGTTACGGCCAAACATCCACGGTGTTACCAGCGGTTACGGCCGGATCCGTTATTGCCGCTGCACAATGGAACTATCTTTATGCATCAATGTCAGTTATCAATATACAGACAGGCAGCGGGTTAACCTTACCACCAAATGCCTCAGCAGGTAGTGTGATACAGGCTGAAAATGGCACGGGCAGCCGTCCAGATCTACCAACATTGATTACAACGTTGGATGCAAACAGGCTTTTGTATGACATCACTCAAATGGCGGTATCCGCAGAACTGACAAGCCAGCTAACAACACCTTGGTCAGTTTCAGTCACACATCAATTTACCCAAACATTTTCAAGCGAAGATCTTGCGAGATATTTTTATAATACAGGCGGACATATCTACGTATCCGCAAGCCGTACGGGCGGTACAGGGTCGCATATTGATTATGCATTTACAGATATGCTTGCACAAATGGGAACCATCAAATTTGGATCAACTGCCACCACCTACACAGGAACAGGCGGCACTGTCTATCCAATTGGTTACTACGGATTAACCGGCACGTTCCAAACCATTTTTACCCACTATGGATCAGCGTATGGCTACACATCTGCCAGCTATACCTTACAGGCAAGGGCCGAAAACATAGCAGGTCTAAATGGCGGCAACGGAACGGTAATCAGGCTGCAAGCAATTTTTGCCACCAATTTGCCATCTTATGACACAGTTGATGGCACATTAACCAGCACGGTTCAACAACTGGCAGCCGATGTGTTGTCAATAACAGTTCCAACCTATGTCACAACCACACCATTATAATAATTGCTTAGATACTTAAAGATCCACAATAATATGGTAGGAGATCTACCATGGACGAACGCCTGCAAAAAGCATTAGATGCATCAAACTTTCGTTTGAATCTATTAAACATAAAATCAAACATCAAGATCAAAGTTGATACCATGATTACCGTGGCAGTAAACGGCGGTCTGTTTAAAGCTACACGCGAGCTCATTACATTTACCAAATTAATAATGGATAAGGGACACTCTTCTGTTGTTTTAATAGATGAAAACGGTAACCCCACCGAAATCGTCGATTTACCACAGTTCCATAACGAATTGCTAAATTGTTATTTCACTGCAACCAATTATTACCATAATGAATATGCAAAATTAAAAAAGGCCCGATCAACGGCTGACCAGTTCGGTGAGATATCTAGGGATGATGCTTAATGAGCTGCGGATATCTTATCCATGCCTATAATAATACGGAAATTGACTATGGGCAAATGGCCATATGTTGTGGATTGCTTATTAAAAAAAATCTAAAGATAAACTCAACCGCCCTAGTAACTGTAAGGGATACCTATAATTGGATGGTTAGCCAGCATGGATTAGACTTGGTCAATCGAGCATTTGATCATGTTATAATAACGGACATCGAACGAGATGTTGATGGTAGGACTTTTTTTGACACCAGGTATTCAAAAAAAGCAGCCCCATACTATAATACCAATCGCTCAGACAGTTTTGATCTAAGCCCATTTGACGAAACAATACTAATAGATGCTGATTATTTGGTTCTAGATGCTAGGCTTGATGCAGTATGGGGATCATCCGAGGATATCATGGTCAACAATACCGTTATTGATTTGAACCATGTTGAAGATCTTGGGGGATTTGGCAAAAGAATTGGCAATTTCGGCATACCAATGTATTGGGCTACCGTATTTTATTTTAAGAAGAATGATATATCGCGCAGCATATTTGATACAATGAAACACATCAAAAACAACTACAAATATTACCAGAATTTGTATGATTTTCCAGCAAGTGGATATTTTCGCAACGATTATGCCCTAAGTGTTGCCTTGCACATGCTGTCTGGCCAGGTTGAGTGCAACATCATAAAACCATTGCCCGTTGGCCATATGATGGTAGCTACAGAGAATGATGATTTGATTTGGTTTAACAATGGTACTGCGATCTTTATAAGCGAGCCGGCACAGGGAGATTTTAGGCTGCATAAAATCAACACCAACATACACATTATGAATAAATGGGCCATAGGACGCATGGCATCGAGGATAATCAACTATGCCATCAGCTGATAACACCAAAGGGTTTTTTACAATTGCCCAAAACACGGACACCGTTGATTATGTAAAACTTGCATATGGGCTCGCATTAAGCCTGAAACACAGCCAAACTGCAATCTCCGGTTTGTCAATCGCCATTACTCCCGGCACAACGGTTGATGCCAGGTACGCATGGGCATTTGATCAAATAATAGAAATCCCTTGGGGCGATAATGCAGCAGATAAGGATTGGAAACTAGAAAACGAATGGAAGACAGCATGGATGTCTCCATACGACGAAACAATAAAGCTCGATTGCGATATGCTTTTCTTCAATGACATAAGCAGATGGTGGGAAAATCTAGCACAACAGGACAAGCATGTAATCTGTGCCAATACCGTGCTGGATTGGCGCGGCGACTTAATCAAAAGCGATTATTGCCGTAAAGTTTTCACCGGGAATCAACTGCCAAACATCTACACAGCATTTATGTATTTTAGAAAAAGCCAGGAGGTGTTTGATTTCTTTGAGCTTGCCAAATACATAACGTGGAACTGGGAAAAGTTTTTTGAGACAATGCTTGAGCCCAGTACAAGGCCAGAATATTTCAGCACGGATGTTGCATTTGCGTTGGCAATGAAAATAATGGATCTGGATCAGTCATCTTATGTCCCAAAAATTTGTCCAACTTTTACGCATATGAAAAGCCGTCTACAAAACTGGAACGTAACAACGATAACAGACAATTGGTTGGACCATTTAACTACATACATGAGTCCAAATGGCTCATTGAAAATTGGTAACCATAGGCAGGTATACCCATTGCATTATCATGTCAAAGAATTCCTAACAGATGATATAATAAAGACATACGAATTGTTGGTGCAAAAATGACAAAAGCTTGGATAAAATATGATCCAACTACCTGCGCAATAAAACGCATATCATGGAAAGAAATATCCGGCGAAACCGTTGAAATCAATCTTTCACTGGCGGAAGATTTCATGCATGGCAAGGAAAAGTTTGAAGATTGGCAAATCGAGACCGTAGGAGAGTCGTTATGCCTAACTAAAAAAGCTCAACCACCTTTATTACACGCCCCTATACAATTGTCAAACTTTCGTGATCTATCAACCAACCCACCACAGTCACCTATATACATAGATATCGATGCAATAAAAATAACCCAGGGCGGATTAACCTGCAACGCAACGCTTTACATGACCATGAAAAATGATCCCAGCTGGTTAATCAATACTTGGGATTTGACAAAATTAATCGAAGATGGGCAGCTTATGATAATGATCAAATCTGCAACATCATACAGTTATTATCTAGGATAATCAAAGTGCAGCACAGAATAGATTCTTTTGATTTTGTCTTTTTAAGCTTTGATGAGCCAAACGCTGAACTTCTTTATTCCAAAGCAGCAGACATCGCCCCGTGGATAAAGCGCGTGCATGGAATAAAAGGATTTGATTCCGCACACCTGGCCTGTGCTGACGCAAGCGATACTGATTTTTTTATAACAGTTGACGGCGACAACGAAATATATCCTGAGTTTTTGGATCTAACGATGGATATCGCCGCCCATCAGGATGACCATGCCTGGACCTGGGCAGGCAGAAATCACATAAATGGTTTGGTATATGGCAACGGCGGCCTTAAATTGTGGAGCAAAAAGTTCGTAAGGCAAATGAAAAGCCATGAGAATGCGGATGATCCGCGAAAATCAGTTGAGTTCTGTTGGGATGCACGGTATCATGAGGTCAACGGATGTTACAGCACTAGCCATCCAAATTCTACCCCACAACAGGCTTGGCGCAGCGGTTTCCGCGAAGGTGTTAAAATGTGTTTGGATCGCGGATCCAGGGTATCAGTGCAGGAATTCAATAAAAAAATATGGTATGGCAACATCAACCGTCTATGTATTTGGTCAAGCGTAGGTCAGGATGTTGAAAACGGAATCTGGGCCATGTATGGTGCTAGAATGGGAACGCACTTGGCCATGCTTACAAATGACGACCATTCCATTATCAGCGATTACGACCAGATGCAGCAGCTATGGGATCAAACAAAAAATGACGATCCGTATGATGGATGCACCAGACTTGGCTCAGAAATCAAGACAAAGATTGGCCTTGATATCACCATCATGCGCGCGGAAGATTCTCAATTTTTTAAACGTGTCTATATGAATCCTCCACGACCTTGGATGCCAAACGAACAGATAGCACATTTTATGGCCACAAGAAATGTATGATATTTTTTATATAGGACAGAACAAAGATGGATGGCAGAACTTAAAGGATAGGTATCCGCACGCACGCAAAACTCAATCCTATACCAATCCATACTCATCCTGTGCCTCGGATAGTTTTACAAAAATGTTTTGGATCGTTCCCGGTCATGTTGATTTTGGTGACCGGTGGGATTTTTCTGTGGAAATAGAAAATTATGATACCAACTATCTGCATTTGTATCCGGTCAGTTATCCTGGCAGCCATGCACCTATCAATCCATATGAAATGAGCTTGCAATTATGGCCTTGTGATCTTGCAAAAACATACCACGGATCTGTTTTGGACTTTGATTCCCTGTATGGTCAAATTAAAATCTGCGATGAGATTGACGCTACATTTGTTGAAAAATTTGATATATTTTTCGTTTCCTACAATGAACCAAATGCGGATGAAAACTGGGCAAAACTATACAGCAGATTTCCTCATGCAAAGCGTATAGATGGGATTAAAGGTATAGATAACGCACATAGAGCCTGCGCCCAACAATCTTCTACCGACATGTTTTGGACAGTTGATGCCGATACGATAGTGGACGACTTGTGGCAATTTGACTATTTTCCCAGCATTTATGAGCGCGATTTCATACATGTTTGGTACACACGCAATCCTGTTAACGGGCTTGAATACGGGTACGGTGCTGTAAAGTTATGGCCTAAAATCAAGGTATTGGAATACCAAGGATCATGGTTGGACTACACTACCAGTGTGGGACAAATTAAAATCATCAATCATACCGTGGCCACCACCATGTTCAACTCGAGTCCATTCGAATCTTGGAAAAGTGCATTTAGAGAGTGCCTAAAATTAATGCATAATATTCATATCAATCCAAATGATACGGAATCCGTGGCACGTCTTGATTTATGGAAAAACCCCACAAGCGAAGTTCAATTTGCCAATTGGTGCAAGCTAGGAGCACAAGACGCAGGGTCCTGGTACCAAAATCAACATGACAATATTCTATTCATAAACGATTTTAGCTGGCTTAAACAACTTTTTCAAGCAAAATACTCTGATGTAGCTTAACTTCTTTGGTCTATCTATCTCGTTGATAATACTTCATTTTTAAAATGAAAATCCCATGTTTTGTGTGGTATACGATATGTATTAACGCCTATAATGATCTTTGCATTTCCAGAAGCTCAGGGATAAATGGTAAATATTCTTGTAACAACCAGAGAGGTGATGATCATGTCTAGGTCCAAGTCAAACGAAGATGGGTGGGATATGATTTTCGATGATCTGATACTAGAATCAGAACCACCGCCATTAAAATACATAAAAGATGCAATCATTGTTACAAAAAGCGGATCGCGTTTTAAAGTATCCGCCGAAGATTTCACAGAGATGGTTGCCAGGCAAAAAGAAATTGGTATGGAAAACAGCGACATTTTTAGCTGTTCGCTTAACATAGACTTTACACGAATCAAACGAGATGTAAACCGCTGGACCAACAAGTTCATGGAAGACATTGAAATAGAGGCGGCTAAAATGGTTGAGGCCATGGTGGCCTCCAGGCGCCGCCGTGTTCGAAAAAAGCCTTTGGCAGACTAAGTTGACTGGACGTTATGACAAGCTCTATCATTAGATATTAATGGAGCTATCATATGAACAGTGCGAAAATTATTTCGATCAGTAAACCCCTAATCGAAGGCATAGACACCGCGGAGGATTTCATTGCCTATACCGCTAGGGTTTCAAATCCTGGCAATCAGATGAATCTGCAAACATCCGAAAAACTGTTGAAATATCTGATACGCAACAAGCATTGGTCACCGTTTGAGATGGTCAGCATTACCATGCAGATTGATACCACGCGCGACATTGCCAGGCAGATCCTACGTCATCGTAGTTTCAGTTTCCAAGAATTCAGCCAGAGATATGCCGATCCAACAAAGGACATGGGATGGTCTTTAAGAGAAGCACGCTTACAGGATACGAAAAACCGCCAAAACAGCATCGATACGGATGATGAAAATCTCAAGGATGACTGGAACGGTCTACAGGACGAGGTATTGCTTGTGGCCAAGCGTGCATACAACTGGGCAATTGACCATGGTATTGCAAAAGAACAAGCTCGTTCAGTCCTACCCGAAGGCTTAACAGCCTCTAGGATTTACATGGCTGGATCATTAAGATCCTGGATACACTATTGCGATCTGCGTTGCGAAAATGGCACACAAAAAGAACACAGAGAAGTAGCCGAAAGCGCAAGGCAGGAATTGATTGCCAACTTCCGATTCTTGAATAGTGGATCTGAGTAAATTATTTTGCAGGTTGCGGTTGATTTTTGCGGTCTAGATGTTCTAGAGCTGCAATAATCACCGCTGCCGACTTTATCAAAGCTTGCCGTTGTTCTTGATAATCTGATTTGATATGCTTGCGGTCGGCTCCGCGTGTAAGATACTGGCCAGCAATTGCTATCCAGTCGTTCATGGTGTGCTTCTGATCATATTCACTGCCAGGCAGATTATATTGGCGATCACGCTCTCCTGATATCTCGTCAAGTATAATCTGCCTGGATTCACTCATATTATCATGCTACCTTTGATTTTTTAGCAGCCTTCGTTGGCTTATCAGGTGCCGTGGTAGCAACAGGTGCTGGGCCAGCTGCCTTCTTGGTTGATTTTGCCTTGGCAGGTGCCTGGTCGTTTAGAATGGGCAGTGGTTCCAATGATGCAGGTGCTGGTTGCTTGGGTTTGGATGCCTTGCGCAGGCTAGGATCCATTCGATATGCACGCTCGCGCATGTTCTGTGCGTCGGACTCAAGCAATTCAGCTTGGCGTATGAGGCCAACTGCTTCGTCCTTTCTATCAGCCGTTGCTTCCCCTTGTATATTATTTGCATGAACATTGAACTTTTTAAGATCAGCTGCTACTGCTGCTCTTGTTTCCGGATCTAGGTCATCAAATCCATCCGGTGTTGTTTCCTTAATGGCTTCCATTGCTTGCAGCACTTCAGTTAGAGGCCAGCGAACACCTTTGCGCGGAGTCATCGTTATCAAGCTGGTTGGAACCTTTTGCAAACGTCCTGCGCTATGGAACTTGTTCAACAGCGTGGTATTGCTGCCATCTGGGCTCATACGACGAGCCAGTACCTCAGCTAAATTCTGGCTTTGCTGACCTTCGGTGCTTTCCACTACCCTACGCAGGCTATCGTTGTAGTTATCAGGCAAAGCATCCGTATCTACCACCAATGCATGGTTAGGATCGCCTGGCAACTGCATGTATACAACCACCACGTTCTTTCCAGTATTGTTTAGCATGCCAACATGCTTGATCATCCCTGTCATATCGCTCATGTTAGATACCTACCTTTGGAGTAAACGGAGGTGTCATTTGCATAACAGGCTGCGTGGTTGCTACAACTGGCTGTGGCGCAGGCGGAACAGGTGCCGGCGGTGTAGGCTGCTGTGTTGCAGGATCGGCAGTTGGTGCTACGCTTTGTAGAAACTGGTTTAACTTGTCGAAAACCTGCCCAACTTGGCTGAGTTCAGGACCGCGGAATGCTCCGCGTGTGGTTGCTAGATCGATCACAATCAGCAGATTTTGTAAATCTGAAATTGAAATTGAAGGCGGCTGCTGGGAATCGGATATTGGTAGGCTGCTCATTTGTATCTCCTAATAGTCTCTAAAATATTGCCATAAAATGGCTGTATAAGTCAATTTAGTCCTTGTTTGGGCTACTGATGGTTATTAAAGACTCGTCCCAGCCAAGATATTTGATCCAGGTTTCGCTTGGAACCTTTACAGGCAATTTACGAGCATTGTCTATTAATTCCCAATAATCAGGTTTGATTGGCTTTTTAATTGGTTTCATGTGTGTTTTATGCCCTTTGATCGTATTGCAGACGTAACAAGCACAGACGATATTTTCCCAATTGGTCTTGCCACCTCTTGAACGCGGAACAACATGATCCACGGTTAGATCTATCAAATCTAGCTTTTTGCTGCAATACTGGCAGGTAAACCCATCGCGAAGCAAAAGATTAAATCTTGAGAATCGAACACCATGTTTCTTTTTGATATAGGTCTCTGATACCATTACCGACGGAACATCCAAACATATGCTAGGGCTCTTTACCTGCCAATCTTCATAATATTCAATTGGCTTTGCATGACCCAGGAATGAAATTTTAATTGCATCTTTCCAAGAAATCGAGCTGATGGGTATGATGCTCAATGGACTGTAGTCAGCATTAAGTACTAATGTAGATGCCATGGTTATAGTTCCTCATTGTGTCGATTATAATCACAAAGATTAGGTAAAGCAATGGCGTCTATGCCAATATATCGTACCAAATTTTTGCGCCGGTTCCTAACATGCTAATAAAACTTGCCCCAAACACAGCTGAGCTTGCGATCAGATTATTATGCCATGCTTCCAAGTACATGGCAATATGTCCGGAGGCTGAAAAGGCTGCAAAAATAGCTATAAAAACAAACAATCTTTGCAGCAACTTTGGCATGTTATCAGGCTCCTATGCAGGATTTTTCTACACAGGACTATTTATAAACATTGGTAAGATTTACATGGCATATTAAGGCTGCATACAATCCAAGACAAACTATCCCATCTTTAACTGCAAATAGGTATTCATGGTATCATACAACTGTTTGAAATATGGATCCGTTTCGTATAATTCAATCTTAGCGTGTAGCATGGCCAGGTCGTCATCCGTTGGATGGGACTTCCTTCTAAATGACTCTATTAGCCGCTGTATACCGTCAATTGGAATGCTTACGATGGCGCATTCAATGGCTCGATTATAGTTGTATGAGTCAGATGCCGTAAGGGTGTGCGGATTTAGACCCCATAATGGAGGTATGATAGATTGAGGATGTCTCGTCTCAAAACCCTTGAATTGACCATTAACAGAGCGCAGAAACCATTCTGCATCATGCCTATTCATACCCATGATTCTAGTTTTCCAATCGACCGTATTGCTGCAAATGCCTACTGTAGGTTTTCAATTTATTCTTTTTCAGCTGTGAACCGTTGATAATGGCAGACCGATCAATGCCAAACTGATCAATAACAATATCAATCATGGCTTGTAAATCGCCTAGCTCAAAAATCAACTCCTCAAGATTCGTGAGTGAATTCCTGCCCTTGTTGTTGCTATCAGCTCCCCACCTATGTATTTTCGACGCGGCTTTCACCACTTCACTACATTCTTCGGCCAGTATGACCAGCGATTCGTCCTGTCCATTGGCTATCATGTGTTGACAATCTCATCAAAGCCTTCGGCCTCAGTTGGAGGCTGTAGCTGGGCCAGCATGCTAGCAACCACGTTGAGCGGGATCGTCTTTCCTGGACGACTTTGGAGACGCCGGTTCAATTCTTTCTCATTTGGGGTCTGGAAGAAAACCGCCACCTTGCGATAATTTTTAGGGATTTGGGACAACTTTCCCTGCCGGGTCTTGGCGGTGAGATTTGTCTGGTCCCATACAATGTCCATATTGTTGGCGATAGCCGTTTTCAAATTTTGATTCATCTGTGCCGTGGCACCCTTGATCTCATCCTGGAACACCTCAGAATAGGTTTTGCCCTGTGCAGCAGCACGCTGGTCAATTATTGCATCCGTGGATACAACCATTGTCTTGTTCCAGTCAAAGTTTTGGTTGGCGATCCAAGTGCTTTTGCCACTGCCTGGCA